TACATATTCAAATACACTTTGCTTCCAATACTTTGTTTTCCTTTTTGGGTTCTGATTAGGAGCAATAGTTTGCTTCTTTGGTTTTACCTCGATCAAATATTTTTTTATCACACCAGTCTTTTCTTTAACCTTGATATAAAAGTCTACAAAGTATCTGTGATATCTGTTGTCTAGAGGAGACTTGTATGGTATAACAATTTCTTCACTACCCCACTCCAACACATTGGGATTACTGTCACAATATTTCATGAAAGTTAGTTCCCAAGATGATCTATAAATGATGTTTGTTGGATCACCTTTGTACTTCTTATAATTCTTAGGAGAAAACTTTCCCTGGTAATACATATACATAGTATAGATACCGAAATATTTAGTTCTCTAGATGTCAAGTAACACTAGGCTTTATTATCCTATAGAAAAAATTAGGGGAGCCTTATCAAAAGTATCAGTCAATACTTTTTATAAGGTTGCATTTCCTCTAAGCAATCGTGGTGGAGGAGCACCAGGACTAGTAAACTGGCTGAGATCGTCTGGAATATATGACACAAAAGATACTGATGGTTTAGATCCACTAGAACATATTGAGTTGTTATGTTCTGGCACAGTTCTACCAGGCCCAAATTTTAAAACGACAGATACTGTTGGAAACAGACAGGGTATTATTGAGAAGTACCCAATTCTGCGTCAGTTTCCTGAGTTAACAATGTCGTTCTATGTTGATAAGAACCACAAAGTTATAAGATTCTTTGAAGAGTGGATCAATTATATTAATCCACTGTATAGTGGAGCTGGAGTTATTCCGTCTACTTCTCAGGGTCAAGTATATCCTACAGCAGGAAATGAAAATAACTTTACCAAGTTTAGATATCCTAATGAATATTGTCAAAGGATTATGGTAACTAAGTTTGAGAGAGACTTGAATACTAAACAACAGGACACTGTTTTTAATAGTTCTTATTTGACTTACGAATTCATTCAAGCATATCCATCTAATATCATTGTATCGCCAGTTAATTATCAATCAAGTGAGATCTTAACATTCACTGTCAACTTTAATTATAGTAGATATATTGTTAGAAGAACTCTAGGTAGTCAAAGAACTTTTTCGGGATCAGCATCATCAACAACATCGGCAGATGGTGTAGTACCTGTAGCCTCAGTTCGTGATACTGCCATTGACGCACTGGATCAACCTAATTTCCTTGGCAACACTCCGAGAGAGTTGCAACAACTACAAGCTGGTGCAGCAGCTGCTACCATAGCTAGATCACGAGCACCAGGAGTAGCGGATAGAATTTTGAGGGGTGATGGACTCAGTGATGATGCTCAGAGGGTTGGAGATTTTATCTTTAATTCATTCTAAATTAAACAATAAATAATCACAACTGAAATTATAATGGGTTAATATGCCATTACCAGAAATTACTGTACCTCATTTTGATCTTGTCCTTCCATCATCGAAGAAGAAGATTAAGTTCAGACCATTCATTGTCAAAGAAGAGAAGCTTCTTATCATTGCTCTAGAATCTAGAGATCCTAAACAAGTTACGACTGCAATTAAACAAGTATTGTCTAATTGTATTCTAACCAGAGGAGTAAAGATTGATCAATTACCTTCTTTTGATATTGAATATTTGTTCTTAAACATTCGTGCTAAGGCAATCGGTGAAGCAATTGAATTGAATGTCACCTGTGGTGATGACGGTGAAACTAAAGTCCCCGTGACTTTATTTGTTGATGAGATCCAAGTTCAATATCCTGAAGGTCATACTGATAAGATTGATATGGAGAATGGATATCATTGGAAGATGAACTATCCATCATTGAATCAGTTTATTGAAAATAACTTTGATGTTTCAGATAAGTCTTCAGAAAATGTAGAAAGATCTGTCAAACTTATTGCATCATGTATTGATAGTGTTTATAATGATGAGGATTGTTGGATGGCATCTGACTCTACTGAAAAGGAATTGATTTCTTATGTTGAGAACTTAACTCCTAGGCAGTATAAGAAGATTGAAAACTTCTTCAAGACAATGCCCAAGTTGTCCCACACAATCACAGTAGTTAATCCTAATACTGGAAATGAGAATAGTATCGTGTTGGAGGGTTTGTCCGATTTTTTCGGCTAGCCCTAGCCAAAGAGGATCTTGAAACTTATTACAGGATCAACTTTGCGCTAATGCAAATACACAAATACTCATTAACTGAGATTGAAAATATGATGCCATGGGAGCGAGAGATCTATCTCGAACTTCTAAAGCAATACATAGAAGAAAAAGAAGCCGAAAAACAGCAGCAACAACATGGATGAAGACACTCCAAAGTCAGTAAACATTAGTAAGTTTTTTGGTGCTCCAGATAGCAGCATGGTTGCTGCTGTTCCAAATCAACCTGTGATGTCTAAACCTCCCATTTTGTCTGGAGGTTTAGATCTATCTAATATTCTGAACATTATTAAAACGCAGATTGATGAGAAGCATGTTGTTGAAGATTTAAAAGACGACACAGAGAATTTAAGATTACAATCACTAGTAGATAGTTTAACTGGCAGAGTAGAAAAGTTAACATCAGAACTTGCAGGATTGTTTTCTCTAATAATTGGAGATGCTGAAAAGAGAGATAAGCAAAAGAAACTTGAATTGAAGAAAGCAATTCAGGAACAGGGAGAAATATCAAAGGCAGTAAAATTAGAAGCACTACAAAAAACCACAGGAGACATCGCTCAAGTAAGTCAACAAGCAAGCGATGAGGTTGTTGGTAAGATTGAATCTGATAGACAGATGGATCTACTGGGTCTTGCTCTAGGATTAGGTGGAGCTGGATTCCTAAATGCCGCTGACAAAAATAAAGACAATGATGATTGGTCGCAATATACTGGAGGGGAAAAATTAACAAATCCCGTAAAGGCACAAGAGATATATCGTTATTTACTTTCCAAAGGTATTAGTGAAAACCAGGCAAAGGGAATTGTAAATAACATTCAGTATGAATCTGGATTTAATTCTGCTGCAGAAGGTGATCATGATGAATTGGGACAGCCACAATCGTTTGGATTGTTTCAGCATAACATGGGAGCAGGTCGTGCCCAAAAAATGTTTAAAGCAGTTGGGACTGACTGGAAAACAGATTGGAAAGGTCAAATTGATTTTGCTTTGACTGAACCAGAAATGAAAACTTATCTTGATAAATCATATGCATCTCCTGCAGAAGCATCAAGAGCATTTACTCTTGATTTTGAAAAACCTGAAGATTCAGAAAATAAAGCAAACGAAAGATTAAAAACTATTGAAACTGTTAATAAATTGCAAGCAAGTGCTATAGAACCGCCACCAGAACAAAAACCAACAACACAAGGTCAAGTGCAACCTAGAACTGTAGCTACTCTTCCCCCAACCAGAGATCCTAGTGGTCTTATGAAACAGACTGAACCTAGCGGTAGCACTATTGCGGTTCTTCCAACAGCATCAACACCAGCACCTGCCCCAGCCAGTTCTATTAATGATGCAGGGGCTGATGCATCCAATCCAATATTCCCTGCAACAAATAGATTGGATCCATACCCAGCAGCAGTAGCACTTTCTATCAATGTCGTTTCTGCTTAGTATACTGATGGCTAAAATAACCGCAGCAGATATACAAAGAGACCTGTTAGAGTCTCAGATTAAGCTGGGAAGAATATCCAGCATGATTCAAAATGTTGAGAATACTTATACTAGATTGAATGCATCTTTTAAAACAACGGAGTCTTTATTGAAAGTTGTCAGCAGATCCATAAAGGATGTTGAAGAAGAATATGATTCTGATATTGAAGAGCAGCAAGAGACAACTGCACAAAAAGTAAGACGAGTCCGATTAGAAGAGGATAAGAATGAAAGAGAATTAAAAAAAGATCTTGATGTAAATAGAACTTTAATGACAGCATTGATGGGAGTACCAACACTTGCTACTGCAGGATCCCTCAGTATGCCATCTGATGATACTGAAGTTGAAGATGAAGATCAGACTGGTGAGAATGGAAAATTATCTCCTAGCCAGCTAATTGCTGTAGGACAACTATCAAGTAGCCCAGAGGGGGGTCCTTATTGGTATGGAAATACAGCCTACCTGAGACCCGATGCAGCACGGGCATTTATAGAAGCACAGCAAGCAGCAGCCGTTGAGAACATAACGATAGTGATTAATAGCGCATACAGAAGCTATAAACACCAGGAAGCATTAGTTGGCAAGTATGCTGTTGTTGCCAAACCTGGAACATCACCACACGGTCTAGGCATTGCTTTGGATATTGAGACTGGGGCTGGTTGGAATTGGATGACTAAGAATGGAATGAAGTATGGTTGGAAGTGGATGGCTATTCCTAATGATGAAGTTCACTTTGAATATGTTGGCGGTGGATCTGCAGAACCAGCTGAATCAACTAAGTATGAAGAAATAAGTAAGAGTACAAATGGATATAAGCTTGGACTTGTTGTAGCAGAACCTCAAAATGAACCACCTCCACCGACCATATTACAGGAACCACAGTACTTTGCACCTAGAAGAATAGCACTAAATACATATAAACCTCATCCGTTCTTTACTACACCCACTGGTTAATGTCTGCAGAAAATAGTTTTGAATACGGTAAATTTAAAATCAAACTTCTTAAATCAAATTCTGAAATAACAGAAATTGATTTGGGATC